ATTAGAGCTAATATTACTGAAAACATGGAAAATTATATTGAAACTTTTGATTGGATGCATAATATAATACAAGATAAGAATGCAGAAGACCTAAAGGTTGATGGTACATTATTGGTACTTTCATCACATAACAATGTCACAAAGGAAATTAAGTTTTCTGGTCTGTTTCCAACAAGTTTAAGTGCTGTAGAATTTGATGCACAAGCTGATAGTGTTGAGTATGCTCAAATGGATATTACATTCTCATACACAAACTTTGAATTTAAAACCTAAACAGGTTTACTTTTACACAGAAATGTGTTATAATATATAATATGAATAATTTAGAAGCTATAATTGAAATGTGGAAAAAGGATAGTGTTATCGAAGAGATGGAACTCGGAGAGGCATCTAGACAATCAGCCAAATTACATTCCAAATACCTAGAATTATATTCCGTAAACAAACTAAAACTCAAGAAGTTAGAGATGGACTTTAAAATACTATTGCGTGATAAATTCAATCACTATAATGGTAAATTATCACAAGAAGAATTGGATAATAAAGGTTGGGATTATGACCCATTAAATGGTCTAACTGTATTGAAAGGCGATATGGATAAATACTATGATGCTGACCCGGTAATACAGGAGCATCAAGCAAAAATTCACTATACACAAGAAATGGTTGATACATTAAAAGAAATTATGGATAATATTAAGTGGAGACATCAGTCGATTAAAAATGCCATTGAGTGGCATAAATTCACATCAGGTATGTAATGGAATCCCTTATTGTTTCTAAGGTCAATGAAACCTTCCTACGCATTGAATGCGAACCATCACTCGAGCGAGAATTATCAGAACACTTTTGTTTCTTTGTTCCCGGTTATAAATTTATGCCGGCATATCGTAATCGTATGTGGGATGGCAAAATTAGATTATTCGACCAAAGAAAAAAGACATTATATACAGGTTTATACAAATACTTAAAAGAGTTTTGCGAACTTCGTAATTACCACATCATTATAGATGATAAAAATGGTAACCCAGAAACCAAACAACAAATAGATACAAAATATATAACTGATGGTTTATCACTTACAGCTGGTGGTAACCCAATCACACCTAGAGATTATCAATTGGAGGCCTTAGAACATGCATTATCTAATCGTAAAAGCCTATTATTATCTCCTACAGCTTCAGGTAAATCACTTATTATATACATGGCAATAAGGTCATTCCTTGATTCTAATGATTCCAATGTTCTCTTAATAGTACCAACAACATCTTTAGTAGAGCAAATGTATTCAGACTTTGGCGATTATTCACAAACAGATGAATGGAATCATGAAGATGAATGCCATAGGATATATTCCGGTAGAGAAAAATATAACATAAATAAAAGAGTTATTATTACAACATGGCAATCCATATATAAAGAAAAATTGGATTGGTTCCAAGATTATGGTATGGTAATAGGAGACGAAGCTCATCAATTCAAAGCTAAATCATTAACATCAATATTGGAAAAATGTGTAAATGCGGAACTTCGTATAGGTACCACAGGAACACTTGATGGAACACAAACACATCAATTAGTACTAGAAGGTTTATTTGGTCCTGTTTATAAGGTAACTACTTCAAAAGAATTAATGGATAGAGGTTCATTAAGTCAATTAGATATATCTGTATTGATTTTAAAATACCATGATAATTTATGTAAGGCTCATATTAAAAATAGTTATCAACAAGAGCTTGATTTTATTGTAGGATATGACCCAAGGAATCAATTCATCGCGAACTTAGCTAGAGACCAAAAGGGTAATACACTAGTACTTTTTAATTATGTAGAAAAACATGGTAAACCATTACACAGGTTATTACAAGATAAAATAGATAAAGATAGAAAACTATTCTATGTATCAGGAGAAACAGATGTCGACACAAGAGAATCGGTCCGTGAGATTACTGAAAAGGAAAAGAACGCCATTATTGTTGCTTCCATTGGAACTTTTAGCACTGGTATTAACATTAGGAATTTACATAATATTATCTTCGCTTCTCCATCTAAGTCGCAAATTAGGGTCCTTCAAAGTATCGGAAGAGGATTAAGAAAATCAGAAGATGGTAGAGATACAAAGTTATATGACATTGCAGATGATTTACATTGGAAGGCTAAGAAGAATTATACCCTTCAGCATGCCGCTGAAAGAATTAAAATATATTCCAAAGAAAAATTTAAATACAAACTATACGATATAAATATATAATATGGATAACTTAAATATAAGACAATTTAAACTTATTAATGGAGAGGATGTTATTGGTGTTCTAAATATAAAGAATGATAATAATTATATAATAGAAAGACCAGTCATATTGCTACCTAATTTACTAGGGAATATGCAATTTGCCCATTGGTTTCCATTATCATCTCAAAAGGTATTTAAGTTATATAAAAACCGTGTAGTACATCATGTTCCAATTGATGAATACCTACATAAAACATACATTGATTTCGTCCTCAATACAAAGAGACCAGAATACAAACTTCAGACCATGAGTGAAGCAGTACAAGATATGGTTACTAAAGAGAGGGAATTAATAGAAGAAGACTACCTGGATGTACCAGAACCCAAGGAAACAATACATTAGTTTAGTATACCTCTGGCCCCTGCCAATACTATATTATTATATCACAAAAAAGGGGAAATGTAAACACGCAGGTTAAAACTTTTTATGTTTACTTTTGATTGAAAGTATGATATAATATAACATTATGGAGAAAAAATAAAATGTCAGCTAAAGCTAAAGCAAAACCACATTACGTTAACAATAGAGACTTTTCTGAAGCCGTTATGGACTATGCAGTTAGAGCTCAAAAAGCAAAAGCAGAAGATAAAAAAGTACCTACAGTAGATGATTATGTAGCTAAATGTTTTATAAGAATCGCAGAAGGTTTATCACATCGACCAAACTTTGTACGATATACTTATAGAGAAGAAATGGTTATGGATGCTGTGGAAAATTGTCTTAGGGCAATAGGTAATTATAATATCGAAGCTTCTACAAGGACAGGAAAACCTAATGCTTTTTCTTATTTCACACAGATATGCTATTTTGCATTTATCCGTAGGATTACCAAAGAGAAGAAACAACAAGACATTAAATTTAGATTCATAGAGAAAATGGGTATTGAGGACTTTGTTGCAATGGGTATGGACGATGCAGGAGCTGAACAAACAATGGCTTATGTAGATACACTCAGACAAAGAATTAGTACTGTAAGGCAAAAAGATACAGCAATAAAAGAGTTTGCCAAAAAGGAAAAGAAAGCTAAAAAACTGGAGTTATTCATGTCATGAAACATTTAAGTGAGAAACAAAGAAGGCGACAAGTCAATTTAAATAAAAAGAAATTTGTCAAAGAAAAGAAAAGAAATGCCAAAAGGAAAGTATTAAACCTATATGAACAAAAGGTCAAAGTTGCGGCCAGAAGGATAGGTAAACTACAAAGAAAAATGGTAAAAGAACAAATGAGGGCAGTCCGTGAAAGTAGCAATTCTTAATGATACGCATTGTGGCGTAAGAAATTCATCTGATATATTCTTAAAATATAATGAAAGGTTTTATGGCGAAATATTCTTTCCGTATTTAAAAGAACATAATATTACAAATATATTACACTTAGGTGATTATTATGAACATCGTAAGTTTGTAAATTTTAAAGCACTTAATGCAAACAGAAAACACTTTTTGGAACCATTAAGAGATGCTGGTATTACTATGGATATTATTCCAGGTAACCATGATGTATACTTTAAAAATACAAACGAATTATGCTCTCTTAAAGAACTATTAGGTTACTTTACCTCCAATGTTAATATCGTTATGAAGCCAACAGTGCTGAATTATGGCGGATTAGATGTTGCTGTGGTACCATGGATTAATAATAGTAACTATAATGAATATATGGACTTTATTGCTAAATGCAAGGCTCCTATCCTTGGTGCTCATTTGGAATTAAAAGGTTTTGAGATGATGGCTGGAATACCTAATCCTCACGGCATGGACCATGCAGATACTTTTTCAAGGTTTGAAATGGTTCTATCTGGTCATTTCCATACTAAATCAAGTAGAGAAAATGTACACTATCTAGGTTCGCAAATGGAATTTACCTGGGCTGATGTGGATGACCCAAAATATTTCCATGTATTGGATACTGAAACAAGAGAGATTACACCAGTACGAAATCCAATTACTATGTTTAAAAAGGTAATATATGATGATGCCAAAACTGATTACAGTAAGGTAGATGTTAAACAATTTGAACATAAATTTATAAAACTAATTGTTATAAATAAAAATGACTTATATATGTTCGACCAATTTGTAGATAGGCTACAAAGTATTGAAACATATGAACTAAAGATTGCAGAATCTTTTGAAGAGTATCTGGGAGAAAGC